AAATAAGGAGGCTCTATGGCATCGGTATACAGATATGACGGCGCGGGAAACGACGTATCATTTATCAACATCTCAGGAAAAATCAGTGACTGCATCGACGCTGACTGGGACCAGTATATCCTGCTGAGAGCCGGGGAGAGGGTGACACCCGACCTCGTGCCGGAAGCCTCGGACATAATCTACATGAGGCGCATCCCAAGGGGAACGGCGGTCGCAATCACCCTCGGAGTGGTCGCGCTTGTGGGAGCCGTGGGCGCGGGAGTATACTCTTATGTCCAGCAGAAAAAAATCAACGAGTACCAGGAAAAGCTCGCGGAGAACCAGAAGAAAATGTCGGCGGGAAGCACCGTGCAGAAGCTCCCGTATGTCCGCGGCGCGTCTAACTCACCGGCAACCGGGCACTCATTCCCTTACATTTTGGGAGAGACGCTTTTCACTCCCTACAAGCTCTGTCCCGACCACATAAGCATCTCGGGGACGGACGGAGCCGACCAGTACTGGTACATGGTCATGGAGTGCGGTTTTTCGTCCCTGTGCTTCCGGAAGATGATGCTCGGAACAAACAAAATCATCAGCTTCTCAGGCGACACACCGCAGAGCGGAATGTTCAGCTTTGACCAGGGAGCCTACTACGACGCGGGCAACTTCGCCGAAATAAGGCAGACCGGAAATTTCACCGAGCCTGAATTCAACCGCAAGGTGATTTACTCCAACTTCATGGAGGAGATACCGCACCGCCACATTCCCAGCGACGCGACACAGCAGGAGGCGCAGGAGATTGAGGACGAGTGGAGGCGGGGACTTGTCAAGCAGCTTCCCGACCACGTGATGTCGGTGGAGGTCATAATCATGTTTGACGGACTCCGTAAATTCGATGAGGATGACGGCGCGTGGGTCTCCGCTTCCGCGACGCTCCAGGTACAGTGGGCAAACGTTGATTCCCCGGAGGAGTCGGACTGGCACGACTTCGACCTTGCCTTCAATCAGAACGGAACGCGCAGCAACTCATTCTCACGGAACGCCCGGAAGCAGCTGAGATACTCCACGACGCAGACTTTCACCCCGGCGCAGACAATGGGAAAGAACGTGAGCGTGAGAATCCGGCGCACCACTCCAAAGGCAAGCGGAACCGCAAAGGACACCGTGTATCTCATGGCCGTGCAGTCATCAATATACGACGCGGAAAAAAGTACCAGTCAGGAATTCGTCCCCGCCATGCCGCTTGAGGCACCCCAGAGGGACAAGTGCACGAGAATCGGAATCAGGATCAAGAGCACTTCCGCCACCGACGGCTACATGGACTCATTCTCCGTAGTCCAGTGCGGATGCTGCCGTACATGGGACGGCTCATCATGGTCCGTCGCGAAAGTCCCGGAAAGGAACCTTGCCGCATGGGTGCTTGAGATACTGACAAGCGGAATCCACGAGCCGTCAAGATACCTGGACACAGAGCTTGACCTTGAGACGTTCGGCGAATGGTACGAATACTGCGAGGAAAACGGAATCTACGCGGACGGAGCCGTAACGGACGCGACGTCAAAAAAAGGACTTCTTGAGAAACTTCTTGCCAACGGAAACGCAGCCCTTGTGCAGAACGAGACATCGGGACTCATGGAGGTCGCCGTGGATTCCGGGCGTGATTATCCGGTCGCCCTCCTCACGTCCGACAACATGATCAGCATGACGGCGACAAAGACCGTGCGGAGAATTGCGGACGGGGTCAAGGTCACATACGTCAACAGGGACGCGGGGTATGAGGCTGACAGCGTTATATTCATGCGCGACGGCGGAGGATATGACCCGGCATCCGACACCCTCACCACGACGGCCCTCTCATACATAACGGACTATACGCAGGCGTACCGCAGGGCATGGCGGACAATGGCGGAGGAAATCGCACGTCCCATGTCGGCCACCGTCAAGGTGGGACAGGGCGGAAGTTTTTACCGTCTCTTCGACTGCGTTGACCTGCAGCACGACTCGCTGAGCATCGGACTTGGACACGGGATTGTAAAATCTCTTGCCTGGGTAAACGGAACTCTCTCGCACATTGAGCTTGCGGGATTCGTGGATTTTCCCCAGTCTGGAAGGTGCGGTGTCATAATCAACTGCACGTCCACGCCAGGAGTAATCCCCCTTGAGGTGTCGGGAACCGGGCGCACGTCCATTCTTACGGTGGTCACGGAACTCTCGGAGAACGCACGGAAGATTCCCTCCCCGGGTGACGTGCTCAGCTTCGGGCTTCTTGACAATGACGGCGGATTCTCACGCATAACCACCCGGATGCTCATAACGGACGTTTCCCCTGATGATGACGGCTACACGCTCCAGCTCACCGAGTACAACGGGGATGTCTACACATACGGAACCTTGCCGGAATACAAGTCCAACATCACGCCGAGGCCGGAATCCTCCAAGCTGAGCCTGAGGGACGTGCGGGAATACGCGGAGCCGTCAGACGTGTCGGCGGCGGTCGCGGCGCTTGAGGCAGGGACTGGTGAGACCGCGGCTCCCCCTGATCCTGTGGCGGGACTGACTGCGGCAGCCGGGGAAAACGGAATCTCGCTCTCATGGAGAGCTCCCGGCAGGGGGCTGCGAAATTCTGTACAGAAATACGAGATACAGATTACTTATGACAGAACTGCGTCCGAGCCGGAGTGGGTTTCCGCCGGAACCAGCAAGACGAACTCATTCACGTTCCTGTTCCAAAGGAGCGTACACGGCTACCCGGAGGCGGACGCTTTCCAGACATGGGCTTTCAGAATCAGGACGGTCAACGTCTACAGTCTTGCGAGCGAGTGTCCGGCATGTTCGGTTGACACCACGTCATACGGAACGTGGCAGTTCGGGCAGTCCGTGCCGGACGTGAAGATACAGCAGAACAACAGTACCGGGCGCGTATTGCAGGCGACATTCAAGATGCCCGCGAGAAGCGACCTGAGGCAGCTGTACGGCTCCATAAGATACCGCGTCCAGATACAGAGGCGGATTGAGCCCGGCTATGTTCCGGCAGGCGGCGAGGATTACGACGGTCCGGATGAATGGTGGGCTCCGTCCACATCGGCCAATCCGTATGACGGGGAGAACAACTACAAGGATGAGGGCGCTTCGCCTGATTATATCGTCGCACAGGAAACGTACTTGCAGACCTTGCCGCTTGCGGGGCAGTCTTTTGTCGGCGGAGGAAAGACGCAGAACACCCCCTACAGAATCCGTGTATGCGCGGAGAATGAGGCGGGAACTTCCGGCTGGGCATATCCGGCACCGTTCACGGCGACAGTCACGGGAATCTATGATTTGGTCAAGGCGAACGAGACGAGCAAGAGCGCATATATAACCGAGCTTTCGTCAATATGCGCCAACTTGGGAAGGATAACGGGCGGAAGCATGTCGGGCGGAGAGCTCAACTACTGGACGCTTGAGACGCTCGTGAACGCTGTCACAGACGAGAAGAACAAGGATTTCATGGGTGCGTTCAGCGTAGGCGGCGAGGACGAGTACCTCCATGTAATTCCGAAGGTGAGCATTGACGGGCACACGATAGACGGGTACTCAATCATATTCAAGGTCGGCAAGTTTGAAATCAGCTCGGAAAGCTCGAAGCTCAACGGAGAGTTCATAATCCAGTCCAGTGAGGACGCGCTCGAAAGGACAAGGCTCACTCCCATCGGCACTTTTTATGAGTACCGCGACACGAAGGAATCTGATGAGTGGAAGCTGGTGGCGAAGCAGGACACCGGGGGGATCCTGTCCGAGCAGGTGTACTCGAACAACACGCTTCTTCTGTCCAACGCCGGGATAAAGGCGAGGCGCGAGGGGGGGCTTGACATAGGAAGGCCTTACCTTTCAACATCCTCATGCGTCTACCACTTCGACACGGATGCAGTCAACGAGCGCACGAGGGAGCTCACGGGAAGCGTCCTTGACCAGAACGGTCAGACGGGACTCACTGTATCTGTGGCGAGCGGCGGACACGCTAAGGAGGTCGGAAGCGAGCAGGGAGACCAGTACCGCCCGGCGATTCAGGTAAAGGCTCCTTATTCGGAAATCGGCAACTCTCTTGCGGGCCAGTTCTCGCTTGTCCACTCACTCGGAAGCGGGACCAAATGGACCGTTGACTTCTGGTTCCAGTACACATGGGCCGAGGGGCAGGAGCTGTTCCGAGCCACGGCAAGCAGGGGGGCTCTGTACGTCAGGACTGAGACCAGTGAGCCGAACTACAGCTTCATTGAGGACGGTGTGCCGCCGTACAACACCGAGGAGGCCGAGAGCGGGGCCGGAATCATTCCCTACAACGTGGCGCGCCCCGACGGATGCCTTCTGGTCTACGAGAGGAACGGCACTGAATATCCCGTCCGCCTGAAGGACATCGGAATCGACCTCAAGCCGGACGACTGGGCGCACTGCGCCGTCACCCTTGACGGCGGCAGGATGACGGTCATGCTCTCCAATGACGCGGTGGTGCAGCGATACCTTGACGACCCCGGGCATGAGGTCCCCTACGTCGTCAGGGAGTTCACCGGGGCAGGCACGGGAGGGACATTCTCCTACAACCCGTCCAGGGGCACCGCGCTGATTGACGAGCTCCTTGTTGACGCTACGGCGGCTGAGACCGCCGCGGTATTCGGGGAAGCCTCCGTCAGCAAGATACCGTGGGGAGCCCTCCCGGCGGAAGGGAAGAGGCTCATGCTGATAATGGACGAGGACGCGGAGTTCATCACGAACCTGAATTTCGCGCCGTATCTTGAGCTTACGGATGATGATTTCGAGGAGATATTCGATGTCTAGTTACAAGGGATTGACGGCCATTTTAAAAGAATACACGGAGCGGATGTTCAAAAAGTTCGCCGACCTAATTGAACCCGTGGCAACCATCAAGATGTCGGCAGGAAAGACACCCCCGTTATGGCATCTGTTCTGCATGGGGCAGCTTGTAAACATCGCCGACTATCCCGGACTGTACGAGGAGCTGGGGGGCGCTGCAAGTCCGTGGAATACAGGCACGATTCCGGCGGGACAATTCCGCATCCCGGACTTGCGTGAATGTTCCCCTGTCGGAGCGGGCAAGCAAAGCTCCAATCCGGACGGCTGGGATTATTACAGGAACAAGCAGCGTGTCTATGACGGCACGGAACGCGACCCTGCAACAGGCACCAATGGTACGCAAGCCCATGATGCCTATCTGGTGGGGGAATTCCATGACGACCAGATGCAGAACCACACACACCTGCCCAACGGACTGACCGGCGGACGTATACACAATGGAAGAGCCTTCGGACAGGCAGAGTGTGAGGATGGCATTACAGAACATGACACCGGCTACGTGTCTGCCGGACGGACAGGCACAACAACCCACGGAAAGCGGGTGGGTGTCTATTTCATAATCAAATATTAGGAGGACAAACATGCCAGACTATGACATTGACCTTACGCTGGACTCGCTCATGATTCCGGCAATCAGCGGGACGTTCCCGTTCGGAACGAAAGTCATCCCCACGGCGGAGAACAAGGGAGGCCTCTCGACCGCGGAGGTGAACTCGAACGTGATGCTTCCCTTCACCCGGATGAGGCCGAGGGTGTGCTCTGCGGACTCTGTGACTTCCCGCGTGGAGTACGACGCGAAGATCGTGTTCAGCGCGCCTTCGGGGACAACGCCCGCTTCCGGGTACACGCTCACGCTCGGGACGGGGGACTACGTGGGGTGCACGGTCACTTTCACGAACCTCCTCGCTCACGCGTGCACGGTCAGGCAGAGCGACGGAACGACCACGCTCTTTTCCGTTCCCGCTGGGAAAACCATGTCGGCGATGTGGACCGGGAGATGGACATGGACGACCTCGGGCACAGTATCAGCGAACGACCCGACACCAGTATCGTCGGCAGCCGTCCAGTCTGCCATCGGGGAGGTAATACAGGTAGTGGACCTGTCGGATCAGATAACGAACAAAGCACCTGTAATATCTTATGTATACTGTTCTCGTTCGGGCAACACAGGGAACGTTTCCATCAAAGTAACCGGAACATTCTCCCCCTCAGACGGATATTTACTATGTCACCTGCCTGTGGCTCCGCATCGCGATGTAAGTAACATCTTGTCGGCAGGCAATGCGGATAAATTTTATCAAATTGATACCGCTGGAGATATTCGGATGTGGTGGTGCGATGGAAGCTCAATTACTGTAGACATCTCCATGAGCTTTACGTTCCTTATTGGCTAATCTTTTACGTAGACCTCATGGGCACTATTACATTCATAACGGCCTGATTACCTGTTAACCCAGCCGGAGACTGTCACTCCCAGCATGTGGGTGTTGTCCCAGATGAAAGCCTCGTATATATTTTTGAACCAGAAGTCACTAAGAGCGGCACCGTAAATAGGTACGATTCCTATATAACCTGACATGAATGGATAAATAATCGACGAGAAAACTGTTTTGTTCGTCTTAATTGATATTTCGCAGCTGCCGTTGACAGGAATGGTGCATCCTATCCCATTGCCTATCCAGACTCTCCCGTGAACATAATACCTGTCCTTGAGCGGTATGGCATAGGAATCAGATGCCCAGTACCATTCACCTAACGTTACGTTAGCTGTTGTGGAAGTTACATTGGTAACAGTCAGAATCTGCGACAGCGGGATTGTCTCCTTTTGGTCGATGGCAGACTGGACGGCTGGCATCAACGGAGAAAAAATGAAAAGCCGAGTTGGTTAGACCTTGCAAATCTAATAATCAACTTCGGCTTGTTCGTAGTTGCGCTGCTGGCTCTGATTTTTAAACAAGATTCAGATTGGCCTTGCTCTTCAATCATAAAAGCTCCGGGAGGTTTTGGACGGCCTCCCGCTTCTTCCTGTCCGATACGACGGCGTACTGCATGGTCGTCGCTATCCGGGTGTGTCCCAGGAGCCGCATGACTGTGTAGAGGTCGGCCCCGCTCTCAACCAGAAGGGTCGCGTCGGTGTGCCTTGCCGTGTGCCATGTGACCGACTTCCTTATTCCCGCCGCCTCGGCCCATCCGTGGAGGTACCGGTTCGTGGTCGTCCGCGTTGACGCGAGCTCGGGAAACACAAGTCCTTCCCGGGACCCAGTGTCAATCAGCGCGAGCACGTCCTTCCTGAGGGGCACCGCCACCAGCTTCCCCGTCTTTTTCTGCCGCTTGACGATCTCCATGCGTGTAATGTCAATGTCGTCCCATGAGAGCCTCTGCAGGTCGCTCACGCGGAATCCCGTGCAGCACCCGAAAAGGAACGCCCGCCGTATCTCCTCCTGCAGAGAGGATGACATGCAGCCCGTGCGCTCGTAGGGTGTGACGGCCATCCTGCGCACCTCCTCGGCGGTGAGGTATTCCTTCCTGGAGTCGGGGACTGGGATGTGGCGTATTCCCTGCGCGGGGTCCCTTGGAAGAAGACCGTCCCTCGCGGCCTTCCTCAGCACCTGCCGTACCACGCAGCAGTATTTTTCCTGCGTGTGCGCCGAAAGCCCCGAGTCCATCCGCATCCTCTCCTGGAAGTCCTCGTACCATGAGGGGGAGACCGCCGTTATCTTGATCAGCCGCCCGCCGAAGTCCGAGAGATAGGGAAGCGCCTTCCTGATTGCGGCCGACGCGCCCGGTCTCCGAGCGAACCTCTCCGCGTACTCATATAGGGACATGTTCCCCTCCGACGTGGGGAGCCCGTTGTACAGCCTCGCGAGCTCGACCTCCTTCCTGCTCCTAAGAACCTCGGCGAGCCTCATCACCTCCCTGTTCTGCTCCGGCACGTCCGACTCCCTGAGCCCCGTGGTCTCCTCGTACACTTTCCCTCCGACCCTGTAAATCAGATGCAGGATCCCGTTCCTTGACCTTATTCTCACGCCCATGTGCTCCTCCTGGGTGCAGGTTCCGGATTTTGCCCGGTTCCTGTTGCCACTATATTGCCATGAATTTTTGCTTCATTTTTTCATTGCCACTATACTGCCACTATATTGCCACGAAAACAAGTTACATGAGGGCACATTAAGGCACACTCACGGGGTCAGGAGGAAAAAAAGAGGGGATGCTGCAGAACCGCGTAAGATAACGCAATTCACCGCATTACAAGGAATTAAGGAGAAATAAAAAAAGCTCCCACATGGGGAGCGTTCGCATTGCCCGGAACAAGACTTGAACTTGCACGGCTTTGCATTATAAGGATTTGCGGGGCGTTGCCATTATATTGCCACTGCCCCTAAAGCCTCGTTTTTCTCCGCCTGACCCGGTTCCTATTATAAGGCGGGCGGCGTGTCCTCGTCAAGGGCTGGTCGCGGAAAAATCCCAGATGTCCCGAAGCTCGGAGTATTCCTCAATCAGCGCGTCGTACCTTATGGAGAATTCCGCCATGCGGATTATCCAGTCCGCGTCCACCGTGACCGTCCTTCCGTCCTCGCCGGGCTCCATGACCTCCGCCCTCGGAATCTCCGGGAAGTCGAGCGGGGGAAGGCGCGGCTCAGGGCTGACCCTTGCGCTTGGACAGGATGCCAACAGCATTGCCGAGAGCGTCGCCGTCGTGAAGATTGTCAATCCTGCTTTCCGACTCATTCCTGATTCTCTCCTTCATCTCGATTGTCCTCTCAAGCACGGCGTTCCGCGCGTTGAGCGACTTAATTTTCTTGTCCATCTCCTCAATCTCAGCCTCAAGATCCTTCTTCTGCTTCTCCACGATGAGAGAGTGAAAGAGCATTAAGAGTGCCGCGAGAAAAAGACCCGCGCACGCAACCGCTAGAGCCTTGGCCATCCCTTTTCCTCCTTGCCCTTGATGCCGGACACGAGCGACTTGAGCAGGTCGAAAACAGTGTCGTAGCTCACCGTCGCGACCGAGAGCACGAGCAGGGGGGAGAGCACCCACGGAAGGAAGTGCACCGAGACCGTGACCGCCGCAGTCACGAGCAGCGTCGCCAGTGCCTTCCACCTGGAGCCGTCCATCGGGATGAACTTCTTCACAAGCTCGGTGATTCCGACCACCGCGACCGCCTGCCAGATGATCTCCTGGATATCCATCAATCCACCTCCATGTTTTTCCACGGCCTCAGATAGCCGATGATGTTCTTTGTGTCCCTGGTTGCGAGCTTCGCTCCGTCCTGCCGGAACCCGTCCTGCTCGAACACCACGAGCGAGCCGTCGATCAGCCTGTCAAGCACAATCGCCACGTGGCCGTACTTGTTTGTGGGCGTGGCTCCCCATACAGCGGCATCCCCGCGCTCCCCGTAGTTCTCCGGATTCACCAGGCAGAAGAATGCTTTCTCCTTCGGCATGGCATGGTAGTTCTCCGCAAGATCCTTCGCGCCCTCCACTCCGCCAGTGTGCGGAATCTCAAGCACGTCCTTGCAGTACTGCCGGAACAAGTCTACGCACTGCGGCCCGTAGTGCCCGTCGAAGTCCACCTTCTTTCCGCAGTATTTGTTGATGAAGTCCAAAAGTCTCAATTTCTTCCTCCTTCCATTATCCTGTCCAGCTTGGAGTCAATCTTCTCAAGCGAGGACGTTATGCCCCTGATTGACTCCTCGAGCCTCGCAAGCGAGCTGTCATGGCGGTTGCGGTCCCTGAAAAGCTCCTCGAATTTCCGCGCGGACTTCTCCCTTTCCTCAAGGTCCCTCCGCTCGTTCTCCTCAAGCTGCCTTGAGAACCTCCCGAACCTCACGCTCAGGTCAATCAGCTTGTAGATGATTCCCAGCATGAATGAGGCTATTGTGATTCCCAGCGTTATCATTGCAGGCACGTTCAAATTTTTTACCTCCTGCACATAAAGTCACTTTTGTTGCGGGGCTGTGGATATTTTGTGAAAAAAAAGCACCGCCGGGAACTGGGAATTTCGGCGGTGCATGAAAGGATAACATATATGGTACGCTGACAGTATACCCTCACGGGGTATTTTTGTCAAGAGGGCAGGACGGCATCCAGAAGGAAACGGCTGAGAGACCTCATGCCATGATTTTTTTTACATGGTGACTTTCAGCTTCTTGCACAGAGCGTCCTGAAGGACCTGGCTGAAATTGATTGACGCTCTCTCGGCCTTGCGGTTGAGCCAGCTGGGAATTGTGAGCGTCTTCTTCACGGCCTTGTTGTCAACGAGCTTCCGCCACTCGTCGGTGTCCGCCATCACCAGGGATACGATGCCGCTTGTCCTGATGTCCTCCATGCGGCTCGGTTCCGGGGCTTCCTTTCCCTCGTCCTCATAGCATGTCGCTATCATCATCGCGATAACGTCCTGCGCCATGAATATCGCGTCGGCCATGTCCTCTCCCTGGGTGAACGTGGAAGGTATGTCGGGAACGGTCACGACATAGCCGCCTTCCTCCGCGTCCTCGAAAATTACCGGGTAAACGTATTTCATAAAACCTCCTCCAAAAGGGGGGCTGGAAGAACGGCATCCAGAAGGAAGCGGCTCACGGTCTTTCCTGATTTCTGTGCGAGCTGCTTGACAAGCTCAAGCTCCTCCGGCTGGCAGCTCACGCAGAAGGACACTCGCTTCACGCCCGTGGGCTTTCGTCCCCCGCCGTGGTAGCCGTACCCGGTGTATTTAGGCTTCTCGTTTTCCATTCTCGCTCCTTTCCCGGATTCTGGAAACAATACGGATCGCAAGACCCAGGGTCATTCCGAGGACAATAAGGACGATCCCAAAAATCTCCATTGCATTTAAGAATTTCATGTTGACACCTCCGAAAAAATATGGTAGTCTAAAGGCTGAGAGCTCTAAAGGCTCCCAGCCCGCTCACCAACTACCTGACAGGCTAATCAGTGAGCTTGAAGGCTACCTTCAAGATTTCGGCAAGACCCGCAAGGAATGTGCCTATTCCCGCGAGCACAGCCGAAAAAACTTGAAGCCAAGAGCCGCCGGACTTATGCTTCGGCGGTTTTTTTATTAGACTTTCGTTTCATCTAATACCTCCTGACATTCTTATAATACCATGTTTCTTGTAATATGTCAATACTTTTTACAAAAGATTTTGAAATAGAACGAAGCGACTTGAAGCGAAACGAAGCGAAATGCGGGAATGAATAGAACCGAAGAGAAATCCAAACTGTTACCAGCCGTCGCGGCCTATGAGGGGGTTCATGCGGAGCCGGACTCCTTCTCCTCCCCCTGAGACCTGAGGCACAGCCCCTCGAAGCCCTCTACCTGCCGCATCACCAGCTCCCTGTACTCCGGGGGAAGGGCCGCGATCCTCCGGGCAAGCTCCAAATCATCCCGGGAGGCAAGCTCCGTTTTAAATTCTTTTCCAGTAACCAGCCAGTCAATAGAGACTTCCAAATATTCAGCAATTTTAGCAACAACACCGACATTGGGGATAGAACCACGCCCTGCCGCCCAACTTGACATCGTTGAAGACGATATTCCGAGGTCTTGTGTAATTGCTTTCCGCGTCTGATTTCGACCATGCAACACCGAATCAATACGCTCTGTAAATTCTTTGCCAGTCATTATTTTTATTATCGCAAGAAAAAATCTCGAAATTTCGTAAAAAATCTCTTGACATTCTCGATATATCGTGTATTATGTAATCATAACTCGTAATTGCGAGAAAAATTTTGCTATACACTAGTGCATAGCAATGCGGCCACGCTTGACAGCGCGCCCGCATTGCTATACACTAGTGCATAGCAATGCGGCCACGCTTGACAGCGCGCCCGCATGGGAAATCAGGCTTCATTATCCTCCCAAAGGAATGATGCTGATCCGGGGGGAGGGCTTCGGAACCTTTGCCCTTTCCCCGCCCCACATTTCAAGCCGGGAATCCCACATCCCCGGCAACCACTCCCGCAGGACTGGAACCCCCGCGGGGGCAGAATCTTGGCTGTAATTTCTCCGCCTGACCCAATCGGACGGAGAATTCAGATACAGGCCGCTTCCAGTATAGTCCCCGTGTTGCGCGGGTGGTGTTCCGACTGGAGACGGCCTATTTTATTTCCCTGACAGGAGGAACACATGGGAACGAAGAAAAAA